ATCGCCTGTTGCCGCATCCTCAATGTAGGCAGTCAGCGAGACAAGCGTCCCGTCTTGCGTTGCCGTGAAGACGGAACCACGGGCGGTCGAGTTGATCTGGCGGACGCTGGCCCCTGCGACTTCGTTTCCAAGGTTTGGCATGGTTAGTACGTCGGGCTCGCTCTACAGCCCATCTCCTCCGATCCCGTGATGTAGCAGCCCACAGGCCCGCCCGTGCTTCCCGCTGTCAATGCAGGGGAGCCACCAGCGAGCTTGTAATTGCCCGCCGCCGCATTCACGAATGACGGGTCAGACGTGATTGAGTTGGCTTCGTCACTCACGAACGACCGCCACGAGGCAAAGTTCATCCACGAACCCGACGTGTCGTTGTCCTGGTTGTCGCTGAAGTACAGCGATCCACCCGCGTTGTAATAGTTGTTGTAGTCGATCGTATCGAAGGCCGTCGTAATGGCCGTGGTCATCTGAATGCAGCCCAAGTTGACCGTCGTCGATGCGGACGTGTTGGCTACGATGTTGTTGTAGAACTCGTGGCCGCTCGGGGGGACGGTTCCCTCAAACCAGATAAGCGCCTCATGCGCTCCACCTGTCGCCACCGAATCAACGAACGTGTTGTTGTACAGCCTGCAATGGTTCGGGCCTTCGCCTGCCGGGTCCGCTCGCCATGCCTGCGTGCAATTGACGGCAAGGTTCTGGTAAACGTCGATTCCCAACGTCGGCTCAATCACGGAGGCCAACAGGAACTTGTCCGTGATGCCCTCGCCGTAGTTGTACCGCATCGTCCCGGAGTTGTAGGTCGAGCCGTTCGACCCCTTGGCGTACATCCCGATTCGCATGTCGATGCACTCGTTATGCTCAAGCATGAAATTGACGCACCCGTACATGGTGATGAGGTCGCCCTCACCCGATGCAGAGCCGCCACGCCCACGGGTATCGACTAGGCGGAAGTTCGTTGCCGCCTCAACAAAGAAGTTGGAATAGTTGTCGCCGCTCGGCTGCGCCTGGTTCAGGCACAGGAAGCGCCGGATCTCGCAGTTATTCGCGCCGGTCGTGTTGCCGATGCAGAAATTGCCATTGGACGGTCGCGGGTAGCTGTAGGTTTGGTCGAACACGAACCCGTCGAAAATGATGTAGTCCTGCCCGCCCGTGATCCCTGCCACCGCCGCGCGGATGGCCGTCGTGTCTGCCCGAAGCTCCGAGTACAGCGACGTGCTTCCCTCGTTGTACGCGCCTGGGTACTGAGCGAAGAACACAATCGGGTTGCCGCTGCTGCCGCTGTTGGTCGGCTTGAAGGGCGCACTCCAGCGGGAATCGACCAACGTACCAACATAGACGCCAGGAGCGCACCTGACGGCATTGCCTGCCGTGGCGCGTGCCATTGCCGTCCCCAACGTGGTCGGGGTCAGTTCGCTTGTCGCGTTGCTCCACGATGTCGCCCCGAGGTCGCTGTCGTCATCCGTCGCCCCGCTCACGCTCGCATAGGGCGCGACGTAATGCGTCGTCGTGTAGCTGGTAGAACCGCTACCGCCGCTCACACTGCTGCGGAGGATGAGATACCCCATGCTACTGAGGCAGCTCAGTGACGCTGCGACCGATCACGAAGTCGTCGAGCTTAAACGTCGAGTTCCCCGGACCGTTGCTCGTGGTCGGCAGGCGCAACAGCTCGAAGCCGCGGCGCTGTGCCAAGGGGATCGGCCAGACGAAGTTATGGGTGACACCGCCACGCCAGTCAGCAACGAGGTTCCATGTGGAACTTCCACGCACTCGCCGCCATGCCTGATAGATGCCCTGCTCGCCGCTCACGTCGACACGGATGCGGACGTCGTACCAGGTGCCGGCCAGCATCGGCGTCGGGTCGATGTTCTGGAACAGCTTCGTCGCGTTCGTCGGGTACTCGACAGCGCCGCGGAAGTCAGCGGTCTCGCCCTGCATGGCCAGATAGCGGTCCGATGGGGCCGTGCCCGTCGTCTGGAAGCCGCGAGAGCCCTGCATCAGCAGCCACGACCACTGGCCCTGCCCGCACGGATAGAACACGCGGCAGGGGTACAGGAACTTGTCCCGGGCTGCGAACCGGCTGTCCGTCGTCGCCGTCGTCGTGAACTGGAACCACACGCCGCCCGGCAAGTACTCCGCGCCATTCTCGCGCCCGAGCTGCACGTAGAAGTCCGTCTGGCCGTAGCCGAAGCCCGGCGGGATCGGCGCATCCCCTGCCCGGCTCTCGATGACCAGCGCCCGGCTGTTCAGGGCCGGCTCGAACTGCGTGAACAGGTAGCCCCACGCTCCGCCGTCGCCGCTGTTGGTGGACTTCGCGTGCGTCCAGCCGTGCTGCGTGAACACCGACCGGGCACCCGTGCCAGAGCGGGACACGTCGTACTCGAATCCGTCCGTGAACAGGGCCGCGCTGGGCGCCGAGCCGCAGGCCTGCGAGACCGTGCGCGTCTCCGTCATCACCGGGCAGGCCGCGCCGCCATTGGCAGGCTGCGTCAGGATCGTGCGGGCACGCGTCTCGGTGCGCGTCTGCGTGCCGTTCGAGCAGGCAGACCACTCGCCGGGCACCCACGCCGACCAATCGGACACCGCGCAGTCGACGGGGTCGGGAACGATCGAGACCACGACCCGGGACGAGGTCCGGCAGGTGTAGTCCCTCGCAATGCCACGAGCTCGCGCGCCGGCCGCGCAGGCTGCCTCGCTGTCGAAGTCGCGGGCGACGATGCTGGTCCCTGCGTACAGGTTCCACGGGCCTTGGCTGACCTCGCTGACCGCTGCCGCCAGCGACAGGGCCGGGATCAGCAGGGCGGCGATCAGGAGCTTGCGCATGGGACCTCAGAATGAAAAAAGCCCGCTCGAGGCGGGCTGAATGATCCGAGGACACTCGGACCCAGGGGATTGGTAGCAGCGGCTCGAATCGCACGAGCTATCTCCAGCTTATGAGGCTGGCGAGATGCTGGTTCTCCACAGCTGCTGCAAACGAAAAAGCCCGGCGCGGGGCCGGGCTTGTGTGCGGGGAAACTACCCCAACATGGCAACGGTACGCCTCGGTTTTACAGATTGCAAGCACTTCAAGCGATTACGCCACGTCCTCGCGCAGCCAGCTTCGCATCTGGCCAACGCCAATCGACAACCAGACGATGTACTCGCACAGCATCGCTTCGTAGACCGGAGAGACCTTGCGGCGCCACGTTGGCTCGGACACGTTGAGCATGACCCTGCGGATGTTCAGGTTGTTTGGCAGGCCCGTGAATCGTGCCGGCGAGCGCAGCTCCGTCATCAGGATGTCCGCCAGCTCGATCAGGTATCGGCGCTTCTTCCCGTCCAGGTCCACGACGTGAGAGGGCCACGATTCAACCTCGCGCCGCTCGGCCGCCCATTCCCAGAGCCTTGTCTTGAGCGAGTGCCTGACAGAATCGTCCAGGGCGTAGGTATACCGCAGCGCGTTGTAGTGCTTAGCGTCGATGCCGTGACAGGCCATTGCGCACTCAGCGACCGTCCAGTAGGGCTTTCCACCGGACGGCATTGGGATGCTAGGCAATCCCTTCGCCGATGCAATAGATAGCAGCACCTCCGGCGTCACGCTGCGACCTCGGATGTTCCACGGGAAACTTCCTCAACCCGCTTCGCCTTCTGTTCCTGCTTCCCGGTCGACGTCCGGAAGCCCCAGCAGTCAATGCAGATCCGTGTCGGATACCGCGTCTTGACCTCGCGGGCTTTGTCCTGCTCGATCTCGCAGTCCTTGCAAACGAATGTCTCGCTCATTGCCGCAACCTCCGATCAAGCATCTGTTGAGCCCTGAGCAGGGCATCCGATGGGGAATCATCAATCGCCGCGGCACCCCCACGGAACGCCCACGCGCTCCGGAACTGCCACTGCCGCATCCGGTACACCTGAGCCTTCTGGCCGACAAATACCCGCGCCAGCCATCTCGACATCACAGCGCCTCGAATCCTTTCCACAACGCCCGCCCAGCCCATGCGCAAAGGAACAGCATCAGGCCCGCACTGGCCGAGCACAGCAGCACGAAGCCGATGGCGCGGAAGAAGCTGGCCGTGTCCTGGTCGATGGTCTCGCCGGGGTCGTCCTCGTAGTCGCTTTCCCGAAGATAGTCCTTGTTCATTTCAGCCCTCCGAATTGCCAGCCGATCGCGTCATTCCCTGCGAGCCGTACACCCGCCCCATGCACGAATATTTCGGAAGGCTCGCAGACATTGCCGCGAACTCTTCGTCGCTGTACCCGCCTACCCGATAGGTGATCTTCTCAATCTCGGCTTTCCAGTCGGCACACGCCTTGCGCTGGTCGCTCAACCGCTTGGCTCGAGCGTCGCGCCGCGCGTACTCCCGAGCCCTCTTCCCTTCCGGATCTGCTGGCGGTGTCATGCTGACCTCACAAGTTCAATCGTGATTCCATAGATCTCTTCAACCTGGTCCCGCTTCAGCTTGCTCATCGCCGTGTCAACGCCCTTGCAGTCCTCGACCGTCACCCGGGAATCGGTCCACACGATCATGAAGTCCGCCCGGTAGCGACGACCGCCTGGCAGATCAAACGGAACCTGCCTGATAAACCATTTCACTTCCCCAGCCTTCCACAGCAGCATAAGCGCGTCGTACCGCCTTGCCTCAAGCTTGCTGTCAAACCTCTTCCCGTCTGTCTCCGTTGGCGTGTTCCGGTACTTCCTCGCTGGCGCAGACTTCGGGCTCTGCTGCTTCCTGAAGTCCGCAAGCTGTTCCTCCGTCCATCTCATCCGCCCAGCATCCTCGCGTTTAACTGAGCCGCAATGCGCCTGAACCCATACTCCCGATGGCATGGCTTGCAGTACGAATGCCTCTGGCCGCGCTTGTTCAGGTAGAACTGTTCGACCGGATAAACCTGCTTGCAGATCGCGCAGCGCTTTTCGTGGCTGTAGTTCATGAACCATTCCTCCTCGCGGCTTCCATCCTCTCGCACGCCTTCAACACGTCTGCCCTTTCGTAACTGGCAGCAATATGCGCCCCATCCGGCGCATAAGCGTTGTACCAACGGCCAACATGGTTATCGGCCCACGTGACTTTGAAGCCGGATTCACTGACGGCAACCCTCATCTCCATATCTGCCTTCCATCTCATCATGCAGGCTCGGTGGGCAGACCTAGCCTCCTAGGTCTTTCCTTCACATGCAGGACGGAGCCGCATGACCCGCCAGTCGTTCGACGCAAGGGCACTAGCTTCGCCACCCTTTTTCCCCTGTTCCAGCGTCTATCCACGGTAGGGGTATCAAGCTGCGGCGCCGTGGTTAAGTTATGGCCCCCGTCGCAGCGGTAAATGCGCGTCAATGTGGCCGTAGAACCTCCACGACGGCATGAAGTCCGGCCGCTCGATGTAGGTCATTGAAGTCAGTGCCGACTTGCGGGGGCATCACCCACGGCAGCCCGGTGCGCTTCGCTGATTCTTCGCCCGTAAGAGACGCGTCGTTGTCAGCGCACACCAGGCCGCGCAGGCCGGTCGACTTGACGACGGTCTCAAGGTTGCGAGCACTGAAGCACACGACGACGCAGTGAGACCCGGGAAGCTTCCGCAGGGCCGCGTCGATGCTGAGTCCCGTTGCGTAGCCTTCGCAGAACACGACGCGCCGTGCGCGCTCTGGCGCCACCCCTAGTCGATGGATGCCGTTCCGAGTGCGCCCGCCCGTCAGGAATCGCTTCTCGCCGGTCTCGTCGATGAGCTGCGCGCTGATGATCTGGCGATAGTCGATCGCATCCCGAACCGCGATCACGAGCTTCCCGTCACGCACGAGGCACGTTCGTTCTTTGAACCCCTTGGCTTCGAGGTAGGGATGCCCGCTCAGGACCGCACCCCTGACCAATTCCGCTGCCTCTGCCGCGACCTTCGCCTGCTGACGCTCCTGCTGTTGCTGGTACTGCCGCTCCCTGATGCGCGCCTGCTTCAAGAGTGCGGCCGTATCGACGTCGCCAGTATGCGAGTCGTCGCGCCACACTTCCGACAGTCCGCTCGACCAGTCACCGAAGATGGCAAGCGTCGGCGAGATAACCCGGAGCCAGCCTGAGCGGTTCGCCTTGCCCTTGCCCACGCCCGGGAAGCGCTGCCAGCGTCCAGGCGTGACGTGATGCGGCGGGGTCATGCCCCGAGCTGCAATGGCTTCAAGTAGCTTCACGCTGCTGACCTCGCCCGACCCTTGATGTAGGCGATCCGCAGTGACTTGATCTTGTTCAGCGTGCCGCGAGAGATCGGCGCGTTCTCAGTGTGATCGAAGTCCCATGACTTCGCGGGCCGCTCGCCCGTGATGTCCTGATAGAGGTAATACGCTCGTCCGCGCTGCTTCTCTGGCTTGGAATAGGATCGCGCATAAGCGCATATCTGCCTCCAAAGGTCGTGCTTGTCGGCGGCAATGACGTTCTTCCCGATGCGGATCTCGCGCATCTCACCCGCCGCCTCTCCGACAAGGGCCATTGATTGCTTCTCATGCCCGCACGACATGCAGCGCCGCAGGAACGGTTTATAGCCACACTCGGGGCATCCCCCGGGCGTGAACTCGTCATCCTTGCGAACGGTCTTGTCGAGCTTCTCCGACATGTCCAGCGACGTGAAGCCGTCGAAGAACACATCTGTATAGTCCTTCAGGAACCGCTGGATGTTTCCGCTGTGGTCGAGCAACAAGCAGTCCTGCTTGCCGGTGTTTGGCGAAGATCGGAGCCCCCTGCCCCACATCTGGATAGCCGTCGAGAGAGACTTACGCAGTGGTCGCGCATCAATCACGCACCCGATATCCTCAACGTCAAACCCCTTAGCCAAGGCTTCGACGCTGACCAAGATGCGAATGGAGGAGTCGGGTTTGCGAAACTCTTTCAGCAGTTCCTCGCGTTCTGCGGCACCCGTCTCGGACGTGAATACCTCAGCCAAAACCCCGGCCTCATTGAATCGCTGCGCAAGCTGAACGCAGTAGGCAATGTCCGCTCCGAAGGCAATGGTCTTGCGGTTCTCACCGTGCTTGATCCACTCGGCCACCACGTCGCCGATAATCTGCACCTCGCGCGCGGCTGCGGCTTTCGCAGTCCACTCACCGCCACTGGTCTCCGCGCCCGTCATGTCCGGTGTGACGCACGACAGGATGCGCATCGGGACCAACACGCCGGATACCGTCAGCTCGTGCATGGTGGCCGCGTTGACCATGTGCGTATAGCTGAGGCCGAGCCCCTGAGAACACGGGGTCGCCGTCAACCCGATGATCGCTGCATCCGATGACGCCAGCTTCTCGCGCGTCGCTTTGTACTGGGTGTGCGCCTCATCGATGACGATCACATCCGATTCCGGCCAGTAGCCGCGTGCCTGAATCGTCTGGATGCTCGCGATCTGGAACGGCATGAGGTTGTCGCGGCGCCAGTGATTCGCCTGCACCACGCCATGCGCGCCGAGACCGTAGTCGTCTGCGCGCGCACTTGTCTGGTCAATCAGCGCAGTCCGGTCGCATACAAACAACGCACGGCGACCCTTGAGCAGGGCTTCGTGAATGATCCTCAGACCGAGATATGTCTTGCCGGATCCAGTCGGGGCGACAAGCAACTGCCGGCGATGCCCGCCGCGCACGCCATCGCGCAGCTTTTCATGAGCAGTGACCTGGAAGTCGCGCGGCACGGGGAACTGCGCCGCTGCGTAGTTCGGCACGTCACGGAATAGGCGCGGCTGTGCGCTCATGCCGCCTTCCTCTCCAACTTCTCAATCACCCTTTGCGCTGCTTTGTACCGCTTCAGGATCTCATTGCAGCGATTCAGATAGCCGTCGCGCGAGAGCTTAAGCGATGCGATCTCCGCGGCCTGCCTCTTGATCTCTGCATGGGCAGCGGCGAGCTTGTCATCCGCTGCCATTACCTTGTCGATGGACGCGGTATATTCCTTCTCTGCCAGTTCGAGAGCGGCTTCCTCGTCCGGCTCCCATGCTGATGCGATATCCTGCTCGGGTTCTTTTGCTGGCTTCGCCTTCGCCGCGGCAAGTTGCTCGCTCTTTGGAAGATCGACGACAGACGCCGCTTTCTTGAGTGGCACTTCGCCGTCGTCGACAGCTTTCTGCAATGCCTTGCTGCCCTTGTCGACTACCTTCCGAGCGCGCTGCACAGAATCGACAGAAACGTCGAATGATTCCGCTGCCTCTTCTTGGGAGGATACCGCCCGGGCGGTATGCTGATTCGCGCCTTTTTCCAGTGTCGCAACACGGGCCGCTGCCATTGCGCGCTGCTGAACAGTGAGGTGTCGCCGCTGCACATTCGCTGACACAACAAACGCCAGCGCTTGCGAGTCGGTGCCTTTGAAGTCGCGAAACTGCGGCTTGACCTTCGCCTTCTGACACGCCAGGAATCTGTTGCGCCCGTCCAGAACCTTGCCGTCGTAGCGGACGATCTTCTCTTGCAGACCGTGCGCCTCGATGTCGGCCACCAGCGCCGCGAAGTCATCGCCTTCGATGAGCGGGAATATCTCTGCGAAACGATGGAACTTCATGCCTGCCATCCCCTGAGTACTTTGATGAATGAAGCCGCGCGATACCAGCCGCGCGACGCAAGCCATCGAACGATGGCGGAATTGCGGGAGTCCGCCTCAATTGAGGCATCCGTGGTCCAGCGCTTCATGCCCGCCCCTGTAATTTCTTTAGTACGCAACCGAACTGTTTGGCTTGGACCGCAGGCGCACACTCGCGCCGCGGGAGTGTAGGCTTGGCGAGAGGCGAGAGCTTAAAAAAAGGCACTTCAGGCCGCCTTGCGGTTGCGCTTCAGCTCGCCCTTCGTATCTTCCTCAAGCCTGTACTGCCACTCTACCGGAACACGGTCGACCTTCTTCCAGTAATAGATAGCTTGAGTCGTCAGGTCCACAGCTTTCGCCAGCCGGGCCACTGATCCGTAATAAGCGATTACGTCTTTCGGTTTCATGCTCGGACCCTATCACGGCAAAAATACTTGCACAAGGGGTTGCAAAAGGTTTTGCCATGTGGATAATGGCATCACACGCTGAGAAACCACAGCACAAGGAGCGAACGATGAGCCTCGAAGCAAACCACACAAAGTCCGGCCCGGGCCGCAAGCACTCTCAGTGCCTGTTGCGCTTCGATGCGGGATCACAGCAGCACTTCAAGCGGAAGCCGGCCCAGCGCCTTGCACCGGCAAACGTGGGTGGCAATTGGAAGGGCAAGGAATATTTCAGCTATCGGGAAGCTGACCGCATTCGCCTGTTGCAACTCGCCGGGACGCATCTGATCAGCGAAGCCATCGCCGCCGTGCGCGCTGAACGGGTGGCTGCATGAACGCAGCCCAGCATCGCGAAGCGCTTGTCGCCATCGACGAGGATGGCGCCGACGATCTCGCGTTCGATCTCGACGAGGACATGGACGCCGACGACGAGACCGCCCCGACGTGGGACGAGGCCGTGGGCCCCATCGAATTCTGGGGGGCGAAGTCGTGAGACGCACCGACCAGCCGTACCCGTTCGAGAATTTCCGCTGGCCTGTGTGGGGACTGATCCTCATCGCAGTCCTTGAACTGGCCGCAATCGTTTGGATGCTGAAATGACCGCCTTCCTCCTGTCCCTTGGAATCCCCGACTGGGCCGTGGCCGCAGTGGGCTCGACCTTGGTCCTGCTGGCCTTTGGCGTGGCCCTTGGCATCGGCTTGTGGATCGACGAGCTGCGCCGAGGGTATCGCCGCAATCGCGACTGGTCGCTGCCCTGCGATTCGCTGGTGATTCGTCCGCGCGCCTATCAGGACATGCGCGGCATCGAGCCTGACACGGACGAGAACCTGTCCGCCCTACTTCGCAAGCAGGCCGGCTGATGAGCGCCCAGATCATCCTCCACCCGCGCAGCAAGGAACCCATCGGGGTCGCCGTCTGGCGCCTGAACCAAATGGGCTACTGCCTCAGGAACTTTCACGGCAGCGCCTTCGTGCATGTAGTGCCGATGGCCAAGCCCGTACATCCCACGATCCAATGGCTGAAGGAAATCACGAAATGAACGCAGTAGTAGAGGCGCGGCCGATGCCGCCAGCAGTGCAGCCGCAATCAGACTCGACCGCTGTTATGGCCATGATCGAACGGGCCGTGATGGACCCGACATTCGACGTCGCCAAGATGGCGAAGCTGCTGGAGATGAAGGAACGCCTGGACGCCGAGGCCGCACGCAAGGCTTACGTCCATGCGATGTCGATGTTCAAGTCCGAAGCGATTGAGATCCGCAAGGACAAGAAGGTCAATGCCCCGTTCAAGAACGGCACGGGGGCAATCAAGTTCAACCATGCCACGCTGGCCGGCGTCGTCGATGCCGTGGTCGAGCGCATGGGCGCCTATGGCCTCTCGCATCGCTGGGACGTGAAGCAGGAGGACGGTGCCGTCATCGTGACCTGCATCGTCACCCACGAGCAGGGACACAGCGAGCGCGTCGAGATGATCGCCCCTCGCGACGACAGCGGCAACAAGAACCCGATCCAGCAGATCGGATCGACGATCACGTACTTGCAGCGATACACGCTGATGGCCGCGACCGGCGTCGCTGCGAAGGACATGGATGACGTGGACGACTTGGGGACTAACCCGAACGAATTTATCACCGAGCAGCAGGCAATCGACCTGCAGGCCAAGGCCGAGGAAGTCGGCGCCGATAAGGTCGGATTCCTGAAGTTCCTGAAGGTGAACCGCCTTGCTGAACTCCCGGCATCCAAGTACGAGGCCGCGCTTCAGGCACTCAAAGACAAGGCACAAGGAGCCCGCTGATGGAACTGCAAATCTTCAACTGCGACCAGGGTACGCCCGAGTGGCTGGAATGCCGCCGTGGCATCCCGACAGCATCGGAATTCGACACCGTTCTCGCTCGCGCCAAAGGCGGTGGCGAGTCCAAGACACGCCGCACCTACATGCTCAAGCTGGCCGGCGAGCGCCTGACCGGTGCGCCCATGTACAGCTACTCGAACGATCACATGGAGCGCGGCAAGGAAATGGAGGCCGAGGCCCGCGACCTGTACGCAATGGTCGCCGAGGTCGAGCCCGTCCAGATCGGATTCATGCGCCGCGGCGATGCCGGCGCCAGCCCGGACAGCATCATCGGCGACAACGGGCTGCTCGAGATCAAAACCAAGCTGGCGCACCTTCAGCTTGAAGTCCTGCTTTCCAACGAACTTCCGTCCGAACACAAGGCGCAAGTTCAGGGGCAATTGTGGATCTCTGCCCGCGAGTGGGTGGACTTCGTTTCCTACTGGCCCGGCCTGCCGCTGTTCGTCAAACGGGTCTACCGGGACGAGGCATTCATCGCCCGGCTGAAGGCCGAGGTCGATGCGTTCAACACCGAACTGCTCGAGCTGATCGAGCGCGTCAAACAATACAAGAGGGCCGCATGAGTACCGCAATCGTTGAAGTTCAGTCGGCTGTTGCTGATTTCGACCGGGTAGCCGCAGGCATCGCCTTGCTGCAGCAGGAATTCGCGGGCGTCGTATTCGATGTCTCCACCCCCAAGGGACTGGAATTGGCCAAGACTGCGCGCGCCACCGTCCGCGAGCCTCGCTACGAGATCGAGAAGGTCCGCAAGGCTGCCAAGGAACCGCTCCTGAAGCTGGGCAAGGAACTCGATGCTCGCGCCAAGGAGATCACCGCTCAGATCCTCGCCATCGAAGAACCCATAGACCTTCAGATCAAGACCGAGGAAAACCGGAAGGAAGCCGAGAAGCAGGCCAAGATCGCCGCCGAGCAGCAGCGCGTCGCCGACATCCAGGCCCGAATCGTTGTGCTGCGCGGGAACCAGTCGATCACTTCCCTCTCCGATCCGAAGCTGATCGCCGATCACATCGCGGACCTTGACGCCATCGTGGTCGACGCCACCTTCGAGGAATTCAAGCAGCAGGCTGCGGACGCCAAGGCTGCCGGCATCGCCCGCTTGAAGGAACTGCACGCCGCCGCGCTCGCGCACCAGGCCGAGCAGGAGCGCATCAAGGCGGAACGCGCCGAGCTCGCAAGGCTGCGCGCCGTTGAAGAGGAACGGGCCCGCGTCGAGCGCGAGCGCATCGCAGCCGAGGAAGCGATGGCCAAGGCCCTCCGTGACGAGGAAGCCGCCAAGCAAGCCGCCGCCCTTGCCGCCGAGCGTGCCGAGCAGAACCGCATTGCCGCTGAACGTCAGGCCGCTCAGGACGCCGAAGCCGCAAGGCTGGCCGCAGAGCGCGCCGAACTCGAACGCCAGCAGGAAGCGCTGCGCAAGGCCCAGGAGCCCGCCCCCAAGCAGAAGGGGAAGGCCAAGCGCCCGAGCGATGCCGAGATCATTGGCGCCGTTGCCACCCACTTTGGCGTCGACAAGAAGGTCGCCGTGGACTGGATCCTCGCGATCGACTTCAGCAACAAGGAACTCGCAGCAGCATGACCGCCGCCCGCACGGATCAACCTCTTACACATAGCGGTAAGGGCGCGAAAAAGGGCCGTGCGGGCGGTTGTCTTAGGTGACGCCATGAGTATGCAGATGACCTTTGGCCTACATCGCGCGACCGACCCGGCAACCAGCCGGATGGCGGCCGAGAGCGTCAACGCACTTCCGCTCGAGGATCGCGTGCTTGCCGCCCTGCGTGCCTGTCCTCGTGGCGCCACCACCTACGCGCTGGCAGACGGACTCGAACTCAGCCTTGTCACGGTATCCCCTCGCATCAAGCCCCTCGTCCGCAAGGGCAAGGTGCGGGACAGCGGCCGGAAGGAATTGGGCGAGTCGGGCCGGGCGCAGACAGTGTGGGAGGCAGTACCGCAGTGAGCGAACTTTGCTGGCTTGTAACCCCGGGTGGACTGGTGGCCTACGACGACGAGGCCAAGGACGCTCACCGCCTGATGAAAGTCGGGAGCATCGTGCGGTCCGACTTCAAGAAGATGCGCAATGGCGCCTTCTTCCGCAAGTGGTGGGCACTGGCAAAGCTGGGCTTCGACTATTGGGCCGAGGTCTGCGAGCCAATGGAATACAAAGGCAAGCCGGTACTCCCTGACTTCAATCGGTTCCGCAAAGACTTGACCATCATGGCCGGCTTCTATACCCCTGTCTGGAACATCAAGGGCGAGATGCGCGTCGAGGCTGAATCGCTCGCCTGGTCGAGCATGACTGAAGCGCGGTTCGCTGAACTGTACGACGCCACCATCCGTGCCCTGATCCGCGAGGTGTTCAACGGCAAGCGCATGAAGGCATGGACCGAAGCGGAACTTCGCCAGGTGGCCGGCGAGATCGAGAGGTTCGCAGCGTGAGCGCCTACACCGACAAGGCCAAAGGGCAGGAGTGCCAGATCCGCGTTCCGGGCGTGTGCAACTTTGACCCCGAAAAGACAGTGCCGTGCCACCTGCGCATGGCAGGGATTACAGGGGTATCGCTCAAGGCAGATGACTTGCTCGTCGCCTGGGGCTGCTCCGACTGCCACGACTACGTTGACGGGCGCACGCACAAGGAAGTTGACGAGGACGCGCGGCGTCTCCTGCTGTTAGACGGCATCGCCAGGACAATCGCAATTGCGGCAAGAAGGGGATGGGTAAAGACATGATCCGCACAACCTACATTTGCCCGCCCGTACCTACCCGCGCATTCGACTGGCAGGCCACGGACGACGACTACGAACCCGGAGACCCCATTGGGTACGGGCCTACAGAGCAGGCTGCGATTGAGGACTTGAAGCAGCAGATTGAGGAGGCAGCGTGAGCCAGGACAACCGGTCTCAAGAGGAGGTTCCCGAGGAAACCCTGCCGAGTGAGGAGTATCCACGGGCTTACGATCAACTGGACCTGATCGTTCGCAGCTACGGAACTGACTGGGTTCGGCGTGCAGTTGATGAGATTTACGAGGCAATCGTCAATGAGTAATTCCGATGGGTCGCTCACCACAAATGAGGTTGTCACTACTTCCTGCTGGGATTGCAGCCATGCGTATGACAACCGCCTTCAAGAATGCCCGCACTGCGGTGCGTCGAACGGGAATTGGGACTTAGCGCGAGCGCAAGAAGAATTGCAGGTTAAGGACTGGATACTGAGAGAGCCAACGACAAGAGAGTCCGCACCATGCAAACCAACATGACCAACGAGAAGATTGTCCGCCTCGCCGTCATCGTGACCGAGTTCGGCGCAGCGGCCAACATTGGCGGCTCACCAGAGACGAAGGTGCGCACGTTCGATCTGCCGAAGGAAATAGCCGACTACATCACGTTGAACCGGGGGCAGTGGTCTACGGTCGTTCTCGGGGTGGAGGACGTGAAATGACTGAATCCCTGACATCGAATCTGAGTGCCGAGCTTCGCAACCCTGCCTACAACGACGAGAGCGACGGGCATGTACGCCTTCGCGCCGCCGACGAGATCGACCGCCTGACAGAAAGGCTGGCAGGTGCCTACGCATCTGTAAACCTGCTGACTGAAATGCTCGAAGCCAAGGCACCTCAAGAGGCGACAGAGAGCCGCCCCGTG